ATAACAAGAAACAAGATTTCCAAGAAAAAGCATACAATGTGATTGAATACGAATTTTCCAAAACATATGATGCACTACAAGAGATTACATCCGGTTCGTTTGCAAATAGGTTAATTTCAATTGACCCATTAACTCGGTCATTCAACGTGACAGATTTTGATTATAACAAGATGAAAGACACAATGGAAAAGTTGAATCCTGGTGGTATTTTGAATGAATTGAAAAATAGATTTGATAAAGCATTGAATCAATCACCAGAAGGTGTGTTAAAAGTTGCAACAGGCAATTCAAACCACGGAAATGTACCTTACATCAAAGAAAAAGAAGGCGGATTTGCAAAAGACATTTTCATTGAAACAATCTTACCACTTAGAACCGCTGCAATTTCATTGGCTAATTTTACCGCATTAAAGATGGCCGTGCCTGGTGATCCAGGACTAACAGCAGGTAAAGTTGTTGAATTTAACCTTTTCACACTAAAACCAACAAACAATACAAAAGAACTAGATAAAGCTTATTCAGGTAAGTACCTTGTCACTGCGGTTCGACACATTATCAAACAAACTGCATATCAGACAATTTTGGAAATGGCCAAAGAAAGCTTACCAAAAGCACAAGAAGGTGCAAATAACTCAGACAAGAACATTAGACAGGCGATTACAGCATGATGAACAATTTTATTGGTAAAGACGGTTTTCATTGGTGGTTAGGTGTTGTTGAAGATAGAACCGACCCACTAGGATTAGGCCGGGTGCGTGTCCGTATGTTCGGTCACCACACAGACAACCTTGAAGAATTGCCTACGGATGGTCTATCTTGGGCGTTACCTTGTCTGCCACCAAATGTGTCGATGACTGATGGTGCACCATTATTGGGTGACTATGCATTTGGTTTCTTCACTGATGGTGAATCTAGTCAAGCACCTATCATCATTGGTATATTTCCAGGTATACCAAAAAATGGACCAAATACATCCAAAGGTTTTTCAGAAGGAACGTTTTATCCATTAGGTGAACCTACCAGTAGCAGATTACACAGAAATGAAAAAATTGAAGAAACTGCAATTGGTTACCACAATAGTAACCTAGATACCAGTGTGCCTACGGCTAGTGGTGGTACCTGGAGTGAACCAGAATCCCAATATGATGCAAAAATCCCATACAATCGGGTGACACAGACTGAAGCAGGACATGTATTTGAATTGGATGACACGCCTGGCGCTGAGAGGATACACCTCCACCATAAGGCCAATACATTCTTTGAGATTGCACCTGACGGGTCAAAGGTTACCAAAGTATCTGGAAAGAACTATGAGGTTTATCTTTCCGACAATAATATTCATATAAAAGGTGTTTGTAATATTACAGTCGATGGCAATGCAAACTTATATGTCAAAGGAAGTGTACAAGAAAAGGTTGCTGGTAACTATTCTTTGAATGTGACTGGAGATATAGTTATGAATGGTAAAACCATCAATTTGAATCACGGTACTATGGGTGCTGCAAGAATTGGAGATACGGCTGATACTGGGGACGATGGTACTGGTAGCCACTTTGATTCTAATCCACCAGGCACCAATGTTATCGAAACTGGTTCGGGTACAGTATTCATTGGAGATTAAAATTTCGAAATTTCTTATTCCGGCCCAAGAATTTTCACCGGCACATCTCAGATTCCAAAAAACGCATTTACTTTTAGCTCATAAATAAAAGATGACAACTTTAAACAAAATATACTCAGACATAGACTTTACTTTCACCAAGAAGCCGGTGACAGGTGATGTTGCTTTAAGTTTTGATAATAAGGCTGTAATCCGTTCGATCCGAAATCTGTTGTCAACAAGAAAGTATGAGAGACCATTCGATCCTGATTTGGGATCGAATATCGATGCACTTTTGTTTGAAAATTTTTCACCTCTTGTTGCGAGCTTAATTGAAAGAGAAGTTATTGATACTATAAACAACTATGAGCCAAGAGCATTAGTGGATAGTGTTAAAGTTTCTGCAAATCCAGATTCCAATCAATATGATGTTACAATAACATTTTACATAGAAAATGCAACATTACCGACAACAGTAACACTTCTTTTAGAGAGAAATAGATAAGATGGCTGCAAATACTGGTTTAAACATAACAGAACTAGATTTTAATCAAATAAAAACTAGCCTGAAGAACTTTCTTCAGTCACAAGATACTTTAAAAGATTATAATTATGATGGTTCTGCACTTTCAACACTGTTGGACATTCTAGCATACAATACACAATATAATGCTTATTACTTGAACATGGTGGCCAATGAAACATTCTTGGACACCGCTTTACAGAGAGCATCTGTTGTTTCACATGCAAAAACATTGGATTATGTACCAAAATCTTCAATTGCACCAACAGCCACAATCAATTTGAAGGTCAATCAAGTTACTGATACATCATTGACATTACCTAAATTTACATCATTTTTGTCAGAATCTATCGATGGCATCAGTTATATGTTTGTTACAACCGAAAATACCACAGTTACGGTATTAAATAATACTGCAAACTTTGATGGTGTAACATTGAAACAAGGTACACCAGTATCTTTGTCTTTCACCTACGATAGTACAACAAATTCAAAATCCATATTTCAAATACCTGAAATAAATGTGGACACAACTACGTTAACAGTTTCGGTGCGTGAGTCATCTTCGAACAATTACTTTAACATCTACAATCACGGGAAAAATTATTTAACACTTTCCGGTTCTTCTTTGGTTTATTTCTTACAAGAGAATGTAAAAGGTTTTTATGATGTGAGCTTTGGTAATGGCATACTCGGTAAAAAATTAACCAACGGTAATATTGTTACACTATCATATGTTGTAACAAATGGCTCGGCCTCTACCGCTGCAAACAATTTTGTGTTGATGGATTCAATCTCAGGTTATTCAAACACAAGAATTTTTCCACTAACCTCTGCAACTCAAGGTGGTGATAGAGAATCAATAGAATCAATCAAGTTTCAAGCACCTAAGTCCTATTCTGCACAAGGTCGTGCAGTAACTAAAGAAGATTACATTACAGCAATCCAACAGAATAACCTTGGTTACTCCTTTGATTCGGTGAATGTTTGGGGTGGTCAAGAGAATGATCCACCGGTATATGGGCAAGTGTTCATTGCAATGAAACCATCTGGTGCATATATGTTGACAGAAAATCAAAAATCAAAATTGATTAAAGATGTTTTGAGACCTATATCAGTATTGACTGTGGAACCTACGATTGTTGATCCAGATTACACATATATTCAAATTACTGCAAATGTTTTGTATGATCCTAAGAAAACGAGATTAACTGCAAGTGAAATAAAAACAAATGTCAAAACTGCAATTAACAATTATGCAAGAACAACACTGAATAGTTTCAATTCGACATTTAGATCATCTGAATTTAATAATCAAATCAATTCAGTCGATTCTTCTATCATCACAAATGAAATATCAATACAATTACAGAAGAAATTTTATCCAAACCTATCAACACCAACAACATACAAGTTGTATTACGGTGCACCACTAAAACGTGGTTTATTTTTGAGTGGCATCACTAGTTTACCTTCTGTTGTGTATAGAAACCCATTAAATTTTGCATTATCAGTTGATGGGCTTTACATTGAAGAAGTACCATCATCAACAGGTGGTGTGGAATCTATTACAATAACAAATCCTGGTTTTAGTTATCAAGGCCAACCAACAGTCACCATATTAGGTGATGGAACTGGTGCAACAGTCGAAGCCGTTATGACAAATAATGGTACAATAAAACAAATTAATGTTTTGACAAAAGGAACAGGATACACATCCGCCATACTTAAAATTACTCCGGCCGCAGGAGATACTACAGGTTCATCAGGTGCAGGTATAATTACACTTGAAGGTCGTTATGGTATATTAAGATTATACTACAATGATACAACAAATGTCAAGACTGTGTTCAAAGGTAATATTGGTATTGTGGATTACAATCTAGGTGTAGTCACACTAAATGCATTCTCACCACTTAATGTAAATAATGATTTGGGATTATTAACTGTAACTACTAACCCAACAACAACAATTATTTCATCTACATATAATAGAGTTATCACTGTAGATGAATTTGATCCACAGTCTATTATTGTTAATGTTACTGCCAAATCAACATGATAGACAACAATCAAAAAACATCCAATCTGGTTTTATCACAGTTACCCGAGTATGTTCGGGATAATCCAGACTATGCCAACTTCAATCTATTCCTAAAGGCTTACTATGAATGGATGGAAACAACTGGTAAAGTAACAGATAGATCAAAAAACCTATTGAATTACAAAGATGTTGATGCAACAACGGAAGAATTCATAGACTATTTCAACAACGAATTCTTACCTTTCTTTCCTAGAGAATCTTTAGTAAGTCAAGAACAAGCTGTAAAAGTTGCAAGGCAATTATATCAAAGTAAAGGTACACCAGGATCATATGAATTCCTTTTTCGTGTATTATACAACACCGATGTTGAAATATTTAACACCAAAGATTCAGTGTTCAAGGCATCTGCCGGAACATGGTATATTTCAAAGAGTTTAAAACTATTATCGGCTAATCCTTATTTCTTACAAACAAAAAACTATAGAATTTTTGGTGAAGCTTCAAAATCTATTGCAACAATTGAAGCTGCGGTATTAGTTGGAAACAAAACAGAAATATTCATATCAAATATTGAAAGATTATTTAATTCTGGTGAAACTGTTAGAATTGTTGATTCAAATAATCAAGATGTTTTATTTGGTGGTAATGTTCTTAGTGCAAAAATTGTTGGCCAAATTAGTCAGATTAAAATTAATCCAACAAGCCGTGGTTTGACATATCAACCTGGTGACCCCGTTGTTGTTTATGGTGGGTTAAACGCAAACGTTGCAAATCCAATTGGTGCAACAGCAAAAATTGGTGAGATTACAAAAGGTTCTATACAACGTATCAATGTGGTTAGTGGAGGTTATGGTTATTCTGAGAAACCAAATACTATTATTTTAATTGAAGATTCAGCTACAAGTGGTGCAAGAGCAAACGTTGCATCTATATCACCATATCTACCACCAACATTTAAAATAGTTAATGCGGGTAAAGGTTACAAAATAAATGATACACTTGTATATGAAGAATCTACTTTTGCATATGTTTCCGAGGTTGATATAGAAGGTGCTATACTTAACATCAAGTATAGCACAACAGTAAATGCACAAGCGATTGTTGGTGTGACAGCATCAGTTTTTTCTTCAAATAATCAAGCTTCAGGTGCAATCATACAAACCGCCACAGCTGTTGGTAATGCAAGAGCAAACGTAGCTTTCATACCAATGGATGTTATTGGTTTTAAAAAGAATATTCAATTAAGTAATGCAAATTTCTTTTTTGCTAATGCTGCAACGTCTACTAAAGATACAACTCTTGCAAATGCGTTCACTTTTGGATCAATAACAACATATCCTATATCTTCCATTTTTGTTGATAATGGTGGTGGTGGAATAACTAAGATTCCAGAAATAACTGCACTATCCACATATAGAACAGAAGATTCTTTTGATGAATTTGCTGTGAATTCTTCGTTACAATCTCTTGGTATATTAGGACCAATTCAAATCAGTAACGGTGGTTCTGGTTATCTAGTTAATGATAAAATTGTTTTCACTGGCGGCCGTGGTCGTGGTCCATATGCAAATGTTATAGGTGTAAATGCAAATGGAGCAATCACATCAATCGATTACTTTATTGATCCACAGTATCGTAAATATCCAAAATATCCATTAGGTGGAACAGGTTATGTTAATGAGTTTTTACCCGCATTATCGGTAGATTCTGCAAATGCACAAGCATTTGGCGCAAGTTTATTTGTTCCAGGTATTCTTGGCACTGGCGCAACCTTTTCTCCAGTTGTGGATAGAGCAGGTTCAATAACATCAATTGCAATTGAAAATTATGGTGAGGATTATGAATTCAAACCTAATGTGTCTATACGAATACAAGATATTGTGGTATCTAATGTTGCAATTGAAAATTTACCTCAAAAGGATGATGTAATATACCAAGGACCAACAATTAATCTTGCATCATATAGTGCAAAAGTTGATTCTGTTTCTATATTATCTGCGGATGCAAACTCACAACTATCATTATACAGTTTAAGAGTTTACAATTATAACTCTCAACCAAATCCAAAATTACCTTTGGTGATTGATGGTAAATACATCAGCCTACCAATGGCCAACTCCACATTCCCACAATTTGTACAAACTTACAATTATTTTGATGCAGTTGGAAATCGAACAGTGTATTCCAGAAATTATGACAAGTCTGGTGTTATAAGTTACGGTGATGGATCCGCAAAGGCCAATGCAACATTCTTAAATGGTCTTGTGATTGGTGATGGACAGTATTTGACTTCACAAGGGCAACCAAGTTCATACGATGTATTGCAAAGTACTAAGTACAACAATTTCACATATCAAATTACACTTGAAAAAGAAATTTCAAAGTATAGAGAAGTGTTATTGAACCTATTACACCCAACTGGAACAAATGTAATTGGTCGTTATGCACTAAAATCAAACAACGAAGTTTTCCACCACGCACAACAAGGTTTTGAAAGTGGTCAAAAACTATCTTATTATTTGGGTGAACACGTTTCTGATGCACTTAGTATCACCACAAGTTTTACCAATAAGAGTAACAATGTAATCAAATTTAACAATAAACTTGGTTCCAATCTTGCAGGATTTATTTTTCCTAATGTAAGTACAATTGAAATTAAGAATGATCGTGGTGTTAATATCAAATCTTTGGTCATTGGTGTTGATAATACTGCAAATTCAATAACAATTGCAAGTAATGTTTGGTTAACATTTGGTAATGTGGCGGATGTCACTGGCACCTCTGGTACCAACACACTAAATATTACAGCATTGACTGGTCAATTTGATTATGAAAATGGTGGTGTTTATAGTAACACAAGTTATCCATTAAAAGATATTGTTTACACTGGTGATTCTATCAAAGTAAACAATAATATATACACAGTTAAATCTGTGAATTATTCGGAAGATAAAATTGTTTTAACAACCAACTTATCATCCAATGAAAACACTTTACTATCTGTTAAGAGAAACTTCATTGCAAATAGTACACCAGTATCAAATCAAATTAAAATATTTGGTCCTATTGGTGTACAATATGTACCAGAAATTGCCACAGAAAATGATATCACATTAATAACAGAAGATGGTAGAACAATCCTATTGGGGTAAACAATGTCAACAGTAAAAATTTCTCAATTACCAATTCTAACACGTTTAGATAGTAACACATCCAACACAATATTGGTTGGTATTGATAACTTAACCAGTGTTACCAGTCAGTTTACAGCTAGAACATTGGCTGAAAGTCTCTATTCCAATACTGCACTGAATGTTGGTAACAACGCAATCATTCTACCAAATGTTATTGCACAGTTTGTTGGTAACAGTTCAGCATACTTACAAACAAACTTGCAAAATAAAACACCTTCTGGTGCAGCTGACCATGTTATCACCGCTGATGTTGGTACGGATGAAAAAGATTATATTGACTTGGGTATACATGGTTCTACCAGCTCTGATGCAATATTCACTTCCATACTACCACTAGATGGTTACTTGTTTGTGCAAGGTAACACCGCAACATCGACAGGTGGTAATCTAATCATAGGTACAACAACCGCAGGTAGAACAGTTAACATTATTGCGGGTGGTCCAGGTTCCGACAAACTTCAAGTAAAAATTTCAACGGATGGTGTAAATTTGGTTGCAAAACCATTGAAGTTTGCTGACGGATCTTCACAAAATACTTCTATGGATTCTGCCGGAACATTTGCAAACGGTGCATTTGTTAAAGCAAATTCTGGTTATACAACAGCAAACTCCGCTGGTCTATATGCCAACGGAGCATTTGGTGCTTCCAATTCTGCAAGTTCATATGCAAATAGTGGATTCAGTGCAGCGAATTCCGCAGGTTCATATGCGAACGGTGCTTTTGATGCCGCAAACTCGGCCAGTTCTTATGCTAATGGTGCATTTGGTTCTTCCAATTCAGCCAGTTTATATGCCAACGGTGCATTTATACAAGCCAATGCTGTGTTTAGTCTTTCAAACAATCAAGTATGGCCACAAGCTAATGCTGCATTTGTATCCGCAAATTCTGGTTCACTATATGCGAATGCAGCTTTTATCCATGCTAATGCAGCCTTTGATCTTTCCAATAACCAAGTATGGCCTCAAGCTAATGCGGCTTTTGTAGCAGCAAATTCATCAGGTATATTTGCCAATAGTGCATTTATACGAGCTAATGCATCTTTTGGTGCAGCCAATTCTGCGAGTTTGTATGCCAACGGTGCATTTACGGCTGCAAACACAGCAACCTCAGCAGCACTATATGCCAACGGAGCATTTGGCGCAGCAAACTCAGCCGGTTCATATGCGAACAGTGCATTTGCCGTAGCAAATACAGTCAGTTCAGCCAGTTTGTATGCCAACGGAGCATTTGGTGCAGCAAACTCTGCTGGTCAATATGCTAACTCAGCGTTTACAAAAGCAAACACCGCATCGACTTTGGCTGGCACACAAGCGGGTCGTTTGGACATTATTGAACCAATTGCACAGGCAGCCTTTACAAATGCTGCAGCTGCGTTAGCAAATACAAGCGGCGCAGTTTTTGATGGTGATTTAATTGTTTCTGGAATCTTTTCTGCAAACAACGGATACACATTTAAACCAAGGCTGCCAGTAGGAAATCAAACAACAATCACAATCAATTATGCAACAGATAGTATGATTAAGGCTAATTTGGTTGCAGACTTAACAGTTTCACATAGTAATTTTATAGCAGGTAAAGTTGTTGAACTATGGTTGGTGAATTCTGATGGAACACAAAGAACAGTTACACACGGCCTTTCTGCATTAAATTCAACAACAAATTCCACAACATTCAACATACCGGCAACAAGTTGTGCTCATATAAGGTACTTTGTTGCTAACGGTGACCTTGCAAATACTTTCGTTAAAGTTTCAAAAGCATAATAAATAAATCATGGCAAATAAAAATATACTCACAAACGGTTCAAAGCTTTCTCAGATAGAACTGATGTATTATGCACCGGTGGCCGTGGTACCACCATATCTGACTGAACCTATCAATGTATTCTATTGCTTTCTAGCAAAACCATTGCCTTGGGATGATAATATAAACCCACCTGTCCCTGCAACCGATTTGAAATCACTCAAAGCAGTGTATAGGAATATGTTTATTGTGAAGAAAATAAAAACAAATGATATATCACCAGTCATACAACGTATAGATTGGACTTCAGGAGTAATGTATAATTATTTCCAAGATGATGGTGATATGTTTGAAAAAGATCAAAATGGTTATATAACTTACATATTTTATGTGAAAAACAAATATGACCAAGTTTTCAAATGTTTGTGGAATAATAATGACCAGCCGTCAACTGTAGAACCATATTTTGAACCAGGCACTTACGCCGCAAACAAAATGTTTCAAGGTGTAGATGGTTATAAATGGAAATTTATGTACACCATTGACACCGGGCTTAAACTCAAGTTTATGGACAAAGAATGGATGCCAGTTGCAGTTAGTTCAAACACTCCAAACCCGTTGGTTACAACGGCCGGTGCAGGTAGTATAGATGTTATCAATGTGAATGATGGTGGTTCAGGATACGATCCTGGTAACTCCGTGGTGCAAGTGGTCATAACTGGTGATGGAACTGGTGCGGCCGCAACCGCCAATGTACAAAACGGAATTATACATGATATTGTTGTTACCAATCCTGGTAGTAATTATAGCTATGCAAGTGCTGTTATTGAGTCTGGTTTTGGTGCCAATGCTGTACTAACACTTTCAACATCACCTGTTGGTGGCCACAGTTTTGATCCATTTTCTGAATTAGGTTGCGCTCATGTGATGTTAACTTGTGAGTTTGAGGGCACGGAAAATGGTTTATTGCCTACAGATATTGACTTCCACCAGTTGGGATTGATAATCAATCCAACGACAAGAGAATACAATCCATCATATGCAAATGGTGTCGCATACAGTACAACAACAGATATTGTTGTTGCATCAGGTTCAGACATTGGTTTCCAAATGGATGAAATCATTTATCAAGGTGCTTCTAATAATCCATCATTTACTGCAACTGTTTTGTATTTTAATCAATCTACCAACCTATTAAAGCTAATAAATACAAAAGGTGTTCCAGTAATTAATAGTCCTATTTTTGGACAAACATCAAATTCAACAAGAACTGTACTATCATATAATCTTCCAAATTTTGCAATATATTCTGGTCATTTGGCTTATATTGAAAATAGAACTGGTGTTCAAAGAAGTGATGACGGAA